TAAGATCGGGTTCAAGACTCGATATGGCGTTGTTGCAAACCCGTTTGCATCAAATACCGACATCAATGCTGTCGGTGGAAACCAGTACTACCGTATCTTCGCAGTGAAGAACCTTCACGGTATGGGTGGATCTACCTTCGACGGTGTTTGATCCCAACAATAGTTGAAATAGAGAGAGCATCCTTCGGGGTGCTCTCTTTTTTTGTATAAATAGTAGTACTATGCCAGACACTCCCCCACATTTAGGCGATGCACCTTCAACAAGTAATTTGTTGTATGCCAATCAATTTAAATTTAATACAACAAGAATTCCAATTCTTACTGAATATGCGACTACAGTAAATATTCCTTCTATAGAATTTATAAGTGCAGAATTGGCAACTTCTTATGGTGTCAATATTCCAACAGCAACCGGAAAATATATTTTCGAAGATTTGACAGTTGGGTTTTTAGTGGATGAAGAAATGGAATCGTGGAGGGAAATTTATGAGTGGCTCATTAGGTTAGGTCCATTAAATGATGAGTCAATGAAAGGTGGTGATCATGAGATGTATAACGATTGTGAATTATCAACTACTGTGGGCGAACTGACTGTCATGAATAGTGCATATAAACCCAAATATAAATTTGAATTTTATAATATGTTTCCTATATCACTAACTGGATTTTCTTTTACTACAAACGCAACAGATGCTGTTCCACTACAATCATCTGCTACTTTTCGTTATTCTTATTATGAAGTTACAAAGCTGGACGATAATCCATGAACATAGAAGATGTTAGGAAGATGGTTAGTGCGGATTTAATTATAGACCAGAGCGATTTACACATAGAGTCAATAAAAACTCCACAGTTACATAATAAATATTTAATTTTTCATGAAGATGCTAAGTTAGAGTTAGATAAATTTAATTTTATTTTAAAAAGTCTAAGAAAAAATAAATGGCTATATTATATGGGTAAAATGGGTGATGACGATTTAAAACTTAATGGGTGGAAACCTTTCGAGTATTCTATACTAAAAACAGATTTACCAGTGTTTATGGAAGCTGATCTTGATATGCAGAAAATGTATGCAAAAATAGCGTTACAGCAATCACTAGTTAATTATCTAGAAGACGTAGTGAAAATAATAAATTCTAGACAATGGAATATAAAATCTGCAATAGAATGGATAAAATTCACTCAAGGTATATGATGTGGATTTAATAATAAAACAAAAAGACGCAGTTGACTTAGTTATAGATTGTGAAAGATCTGTGGCCAAAGAACTTAGTCAGTACTTTACTTTTTATGTGCCAAATTATCAACACACACCCGCATATAAAAGAAAAATATGGGATGGTCGAATAAGACTATTTAATTTATACACCCATACCATATATGCAGGTCTGTTAAAGTATATCAAACAGTTTGCAGAAGATAGAAAGTATTCTATAGATGTTGATAGCGAAAATTTAACATCTACGAATGAAGTATCGTTAGACGAATTCAAATCGTATATAGAATCGTTAAAACTAAAACTAAAACCACACCCACATCAATTGATTGCTTGTTATCACTCTATTAATAAAAATAGAGCATTGTTATTATCACCAACAGGTAGTGGTAAATCATTAATTCTTTATATCTTAATGAGATATCACATGGAATATATTGGTGAGGGTGAAAAGATTTTGGTAATAGTTCCAACAGTAGGTTTGGTTAATCAATTAATTGATGATTTTAGAACATACACACAGGATGGGTGGATCACTGACGATAATGTTCATACTGTATTTTCCGGCAGAGAAAAACAAACTGCCAAAAAAATAGTTGTATCAACCTGGCAAAGTATGTATAATATGCCTAATGAATATTTTACTGATTTCTCAGTTGTATTCGGTGATGAGTGTCACTTGTTCAAATCAAAATCATTGGTATCTTTAATGACTAAACTAAAAAATGCACATCATAGAATAGGTATGACTGGTACATTAGATGGAACAAAAACACATAAATTGGTTATAGAAGGTTTATTCGGTCCTGTTTTCAATGTAACTTCTACTAAGGCTTTGATTGATAAAAACCTATTATCAGATGTAAAAATAGAATGCATTACATTGACCTACGATAAAGAAATCTGCACATCAAATAAAAGAATAACATACCAGGATGAAATAAAATTTATAATTGGAAATCAAAAAAGAAATGAATTTATCTCTAAATTATGTTTAAACTTAGAAGGTAATACATTAGTGTTATTTAATTATGTTGAACTGCATGGTAAAGTTTTATATGAGATGTTAAATGCAACAGATAGAAAGATTTTCTTTATTCATGGTGGGACTGATGCCACATTACGAGAAGAAATACGAAAAATTGTTAATACAGAAAAGAATGCAATTTTAGTTGCTTCATTTGGTACTTGTTCTACTGGCGTTAATATTCCAAACATAGATAATGTTGTTTTTGCATCACCATCAAAATCTGTGATTCGAGTTTTACAGTCTATAGGCAGAGGCTTAAGGAAATCTAAGAATAATAGCATAACTAAAATATATGATATATCTGATGATCTTTCATATAAAAGTTACAGAAACCACACATTAAATCATATGGATGAACGACTTAAGATATATAATAAAGAGCGTTTTCCTTATACCGTGATTAAAGTTAAAATATAGGGAGTAAAGATGAGCAATTACAGAATTTTAAAACTAAAGAGTGGCGAAGAGATTATTGCAAAACTTACTGGTAAGATTGGAAATAATATAACATTAGAGTTTCCTATGGTCTTTAAAAGTATGCATATAGCCGATCCACGCACAGGAACACAAAAGGAATTGACTGTATTACGTGATTGGATTGCTAATACAAAGGAAACAGAAATAAAGATTCCTAATGATTACATATTGTGTTTTACAGAACCATCTAAACAATCATCTGAATTGTATGAGTTGGAAAAAAGAAAAAAGATAGAAAGTCCGAAGGAGAAGAAGATTCAGAAGATTTCTCCAACCGAACCCCCTAGTCAACGTACTGAAATAGATAGAGTTGATGATGATACTAGTATGGAAGACATATTAAATAAAATATTTAAAGGTCATGATCCATCAGAAATGATGCCAGAAACTCCAATGTTTCCACCAAAATGGATACACCTAAGTGCTGACATGTTACGAGATATGATGGAAAATCTAGAAGAATATGAGGTGGAGTGGACTTTACCACCAGAAGAGATAAGTGAAGATGAAACAACCGAAGATGATCGGTATCATCCAGACTATGGTAATCGTTGGACTGATTGGAATATTAATCCTAATGAGTATTAATATATCTCTTATATACTCGTTACACTCGGATTGTACCTACAACCACCAATATGTCAAGGTAAAAAGTAAGGAAATATTATGGCTAAAGTAAATGATTATGTAGACAATGAAAAGTTTTTTGTTGCTATGTGTGAATGGATAACTGAGATAAAAGTAAATGCAGAATCGGGAGAACCAAAACCACCTGTTACTGAATATATCGGAACATGTTTTTGGAAAATAGCAGAACACCTTTCGTTTAAATCTAATTTTGCGAATTATCCATTTAAAGATGATATGATTGGAGATGCTATAGAAAATTGTATAATGTATGCACACAATTTTAATCCAGAGAAATCTAAAAATCCATTTTCATATTTTACTCAAATAACTTATTATGCTTTTATACGAAGAATTGAACGAGAAAAGAAACAGAATTTTATAAAGTTTAAGATGGTAGAAAATCTAGACACTGATGGCGAAGTTAGACGTTGGTTGGGGAGTGTTTATTATGATTCAGAAACAAAGGAAGATAAGCAACTAGCTGATTATTTCTCATTATCAGAAAAGGATATTGAAAAGTTTACGCCAGTTAAAACTAAAAAAGGGAAAACTATTGACAAAGGTAGCGATAATAAATGATACCCATTTTGGGGTACGTAATGATTCTTCTACTTTTTTAGATTACTTTTTATCTTTTTTCGAAAATCAGTTTTTTCCTTATATTACAAATGCCAATATAGACATGGTTTTGCATTTAGGTGATTTTTTAGACAGAAGAAAATATGTTAATTTTAATACGTTAAATAAAGTTAGATCTAGATTTATAGAACCTATGTCTGATATGGGCATTGAATTTAATATGATTATAGGTAATCATGATACGTATTATCGAAATACTAATGAAATAAATTCAGCAAAAGAATTGTTTTCAAATTATAAACATTTTAATGTTTATGAAAAACCAACAACAATTGAGTTGGATAACTTTTGTTTGGGTATGATACCCTGGATATGTCCAGAAAATAAAGACGAAGTTTATTCGTATCTTACATCGTGCAATTGTCCTATTATTTGCGGTCACTTTGAATTGACTGGATATGAAGTTATGCGGGGTATATCATTTAAAGGTGGTATGGATGATTCAGTTCTTAAACGATTTGAAAAAGTATTATCTGGACATTTTCATAATAAATCAGTTCAAAGTAATGTTGAATATCTAGGATCACAATACCAGATGACATTTGCAGATCTAGATGAGAAAAAAGGTTTTCATATTTTAGATACTAATACCAGAGAAATTGAATTTATAGAAAACACAGATAAAATGTTTTATTCTATAAACACAGAAGATATACCAGATGATTATGATTACTCTGTATTAAAAGATAAATATGTAAAGGTTATAGTTCCAACTGGAAGTGTTAAATCAAACAATAGTAAAATTCTTAGTATAGTAGAAGAGAGCAGTCCACAAGATTTGAATATAATAGAAGAGTTTTTTGTTTCTGACGATTCTACTGAAGTTGTAGATTTGAGAAAGGATACTATAACAATAATAAATGAAGAGATTGACGACTTAACTGATAATGTAGACAAAGATTTTTTAAAGAAAACAATAAAAGATATTTATTTGGAGATTTTAAACGATGAGTGATGATAAGCGTTCTTTGTGGTTAAAGTATTCTTTATCCTATGATAAAATGGTCGATAGTGTACAACCTCATATAAAGACTTTTCCTCCATGTCAATCTAAAATAGAATGGGATGGTACTAGATATTGTGTATTTTCATCTGCAGATATTTCTGCCGGTGGAATTATAGAAGAAGCTCCTGCTTTGGTTTCGCACACAACATTAGAAGATGTAACAAAAGAAGGTAGTGAGGATGTAATTTTATCTTCTCTTTGTATCAAATATCCAACAGTACATGAAGTTTTTAATGAACTTGGTCATCCTCTGGTTATCCCAGTTGGCAACTTTTTTTCTTATAGACAGAGCAATACAGGAAATGCAGAATATATTTTTAATAGAACTTTCAATGTAGTGACAATTCGAGCTTTACATGAGATTGCCGTAGGTGCAGAAATTGTACTTAGATCTTCGGATGTTCATATACCGCTTGAGATTGAAACTAAAGGATGTAAAGGTTGTGGTTGTAATAAGAAGAAACGATCTTCAGCTAAATCCAAATCAAAATCTATAGAAGAACCTAAACCCAAATCTACACACGAAGCGGAATCACTTGAGGAAGCTTTAGCCTATCGAGACGCGAAGTTGGAGAAACCAAAATCAATCAAAGAACCTAAATTCACATTCACAGAAAAACCTAAGGTCATATTTAAATCTATGGTAAATAATGGTGATCTTGAAGCTATTAAAATCAAAAAGGTTGATTGATGGTTATATTTGAAAAGGTTAGATTTAAAAATTTTGGATCGTTTGGTAATCATATTACAGAAGTTATATTTGATGATTATAAGATGACATTGGTGACTGGATCTAATGGTCATGGTAAATCGTATGCTTTATTGGATTCTATAACCTTTGCTTTATTTGGTAAGCCATTTCGAAAGATAAACATTCCTTTGTTAGTAAACACAATTAATAACAAGGATTGTTTATCTGAAATATATTTTCGTGTGGGTACTGATAAATATAGAGTTAGTAGAGGATTGGCTCCCAAGAAATTTGAAATTTATAAAAACGATGTTCTTCTATCTCAAAATGCAAAATCTAAGGATTATCAAAATTTCCTAGAAGAACAGATATTAAAGATGAATTATCAATCCTTTACTCAAATTGTTACATTAGGCAGTTCTTCTTTTATTCCATTTATGCAATTAACTGCGGCAGAAAGAAGAAATGTAATAGAAGATATATTAGACATCAAAATCTTTAGTTTAATGAATGTGAATATTAAAGCAAAACTTTCATTAATTAAAGATGACATTAATGATAAAACTAAAAATATAGAAATATTAAAAGAAAAAATTAGTATCCAAGAAGAAAACTTGGAGTTGTTACATCAAAGAAAAAATAAAAATATTTCGGAGAATGTAAAAAAGATTACTCAGTTAGAAGAAAAAATTCAAACTTTAAGTTTAGAAATAGAAAAAGTTCAATCTGAAACTAAGTCTATATCTGAAGTTAAATTGCAGAAAAATAAAGTTAAAGATAAAATTACTAAAATTACAAACTTGAGCAGTCAGATAGGATCAAAAAATATCTCTATTGGAGAGGATATTAATTTTTTTGAGAAGAATGAAAATTGTCCTGTTTGTTCTCAGGATCTAGATCAGGACTTCAAACAAAATAAAGTAACTAATTTAGAAGAAAAAAAGAAAACAATGGAGAATGCAATATCCGAACTTATTGTTAATAGGCAGAGTTTGGAGAAAGAAGTTAGTATTTTGGATTTAGAATTAGATTCTATGATGGATATTATCTCTTCTATAACACAAAAGCAAAATTCAATTCAAGCAGCACAAAATTACATCAAAGATATTAGAAGTGATATGAAAGATGTTTCTGATTATGAATCCGATATAGACAAATCAAAAGATACCTGCTTAGAATATAAGACATCCAAGTCTATAATAGTAACCGATATTGAGAATCAAATAATAAAACAAGATGGTTATAATATCATCCAACGACTATTGAAAGATTCTGGCATTAAATCTAGAATTATAAAAAATTATTTGCCAGTAATGAACGAGCTAATAAACAAACACTTAGCAGAAATGAATTTCTTTATTAGTTTTTATCTAGATGAAGAATTCAATGAAATTATAAAAAGTAGACATCGTGATAAGTTTGCTTATATGAATTTTAGTGAGGGTGAAAAATCCAGAATAGATTTGGCTATCTTGCTTGCTTGGAGAGAAATTGCAAAGTTAAAAAATAGTACAAGTTGTAATATATTAATATTAGATGAGGTTTTTGATTCTTCCTTAGATGCCGTAGGTGTTGATGACCTAATGAAACTTCTGAGAAAATTATCATTAAGTAATAATATATTTATCATAACACATAAGGGTGATCAATTATCAGATAGATTTGACAGAACCATGCACGTAGTAAAGAAAAACAATTTTAGTAGTATATCAGAAAAATGAGTCCTAGTTTATTTGAAGATGAATATGATATTGGTGATTGGGTAGATCCTCTAGATCCACCCGTAATAGAAGAACACGATGGCTTTATGATAGTCAGGGATGATATTATTCCTGGCGGTTCTAAAGTTAGATTTGCCGATTATTTAATTAAGTCTAATCCGGAGGTAGAAGAATGGGTGTATGGGAGTTCTCCCGCAACTGGGTATGCACAGATTTCTCTTTCTTGTTTGTGTCACAAATATGGTAAAAAGTCAGTTATCTTCATGGCAGATAGGGCAAAGGAAAATCTACACGATTATCAGTTGCGTGCTATAGAAAATGGTGCTATAATGAACTTCGTTCCGAATGGAATGTTGAGCGTCACACAAAAACGTGCAAGAGATTATGTCGAAAATAGTCCTAAAACTCGTAGATTGCTCCCTATTGGCTTTGATCATCCTTCTGTTGTCGCTTCCATTTCTAGGGTTGCTTTATCGATGGATATAACTCCAGATGAGGTATGGACGGTTGGATCGTCTGGAACGCTCACACGGGGATTACAGAGCGCCTGGAGGGACGCTAGTTTCCATTGTGTATGTGTAGGACACAAAGGATCTTATGGAAGAGCTAAGACATATAAGTGTGAAGTTCCTTTCAATAAAGAAACAAAAATAAAACCACCATTTCCGTCTGCCCCGACTTACGATGCGAAGGCATGGGAATTTATGAAAAGATATGCCAGTCCTGGCTCATTATTTTGGAATGTAGGATCATGAAAAATACAGTATTTATTATCGGAAACGGAGAAAGTCGGATGGATTTTGATTTGACTTCTCTAAAGGAAGCGGGAAAAATATATGGATGTAATGCTTTGTATAGAGATTTTTCTCCTGATATTTTGGTTGCTGGTGATGTAGATATTACAGTCGAAGTTGTAAAAAGTGGCTACTGTAAAAACAACAATTGCGTTTTTAGTGATTGGAACCCAATCCCAGCAGAAGCGTATTCGTTATTACAAAATGATTTAAGTAATCCAATTCAAATTGTTGGTTCTGAAGAGAAAACAAAATTTTCGGTAATGGGTAAAGAAGAAACCCAATATGTTATATGGACCGATAATGAAAAGATAGAATCGTTTCTGAATAATATAAGATGTTTAGATTCGGGTGGTGTTGCACTTTTGTTGGCATCACAAGAAGAAAATATTGAAGACATATATTTAATTGGATTTGATATACAAGAAACCAATCAAGGAAAAATTAATAATTTATATAAAAATTCTAATTGTTATTTATCCGAAGATTCTGTATCATCAAATACTAAAATAGTACAATGGACAAAACAAATACAGAATATAGTAGAGTCATATTCTGATATTAAATACCACAGAGTTCATGATTCAAAAATTAATCCTAGCGAATGGAAAAATTTAAACAATCTAGATTGCATATCATACCACGAATTAGAAAGTTTATTAAATGAAGCCATTCTACGAACGTAATGATTACGTTATAAATCATAAAATTAATGTATATTTTGAAGATTTACTTGAGATGACTCCTGCCGTTTTTAAGGACTGGGTTATTGAGATGCGGAATGTTATTACGTATTCTTGGGATAATAATAAATGTCCACCTAGAACTGGCAAAAATGAAGATAAAATAATCCAGAATTGGAATTTGTTTGAATCATTTCCTGTCCATACATTTGTCCATACCGATGAGTTGACAGATACCGAAAATGATGTTATAATAAACAAGTCACGGATGGGATCTGAAACAGATCAGTTTTTTGACAACATGTTTAAGACTAGAATTAATTACACAGAAAAAGATACTGGATATTCTATCTACGATTTGGTTTCTGATTCCAATTATCTAGACAAAGTTTGTAAGGGATCTGCAAGACATTTTAGACGAGATTCTTTTTATTCACATGCTTTGTCTGCAATTAAACATAGTAAAAAATATTCTATTGTTGATGTCGATAATGGAGAAGATTGGATGGAAGCATTTTTTAGTTACCCATCTTTGTTTTCTGGACATGATTTTTTCCTAGAAGAGGTTAAAGTTCGAGATGGATTGAACTCTGGGTATTTTCAATTAGAACAGAGTGATATATTACAGATAAATCAAGCTCAGGTATTACATTATAAAAACCTGGGTTTGTTAAAATATAAACACCATTCTACCTTTGATATCGAGAATATGTCTGATGACAAATTATATTCTATACGAATATACAAAAATGGAAAAAAGATATTTCCTTCTGGATTTAAGGCTTTTAGAATTGGCTACATACAACCAGCTGTAAATTTTCCACCTGCAACTGCAAAGTATTTATATGAACGATACACCAAACATATTGACAAAGATAGAACAATTAAGATTTACGACCCGTCTAGCGGATGGGGTGGTAGGATTTTGGGTGCTATGTCTTGCACTGATGACCGTTCTATTCACTATATTGGTAATGATCCCAATCCTGATAATTTCTTTTCTGATGGAACTTCTCGTTATGCTGCCGTTGCAGATTTTTACAATACGAAGACATATAGAAACAACCCATTCTTTTCCAGCACAAATACATACGAAATCTTCCAACTCGGATCTGAGGTGATATCAAACAATGCTGATTTTAAGAAACATAAAGGTTCTATTGATGTGGTGTTTACTTCTCCTCCTTATTTCAATAGAGAAGCATACAGCGAAGATGAAAGCCAGAGTTACAAGAAATATGGTTCATCATATACATCCTGGCGCGATGGGTTTCTTTTACCAACGCTAGAAACTTGTTGTGATTGGTTAAGACCGGGTGGTTATTTATTGTGGAATATTGCAGATATTTTAATAAAAGGTAAATATTTGCCTATGGAAGATGATTCGGTTAATATAATAAAATCAAAAGGATTGATTCTTATAGATAAATTAAAAATGGCTTTGGAAGGTATGCCAGGACAGAATAGAGTTGGTGAAGATGGAAAACCAAAGTGTAAAAATTTTTGTAGTGTTGGTGGTAGATTTTTAAAATACGAACCAATTTATGTTTTTAGGAAAGAACAATGACAGTTTTAGAAAATAAAGTATCTACTGGTAGTATGGTAATTGCATGTTATGTCGATCAATGGATTGATGAATATGTTGATAACCTAATTAATAATGAGTATAATAGAAAGCGTAATCTCCTTAAATATCTTAAGGTAAGTAAGACAAATAAACGCGATTGTTTGCCAGTTATTGAGGCGTGTGATAAATTTAGAAATGAATTGCATGGTGTTTTGGTAGAAAAGGATCCTGATTTGATAGAGGGATATTCATTTCTATCTGATGCAAAACTAAAAAAGCTAAGTATTTTTGTTGATGATTTATGTTCTGAACTGAGAATCTATACTCTCAGATCAAGTAAAAAGAAGAAGAGATCCCCCGAAGTTATGCTTAAAAAGTTTAAGTACATGGAACTTATGGGTAATGTCGAATCTTTCGATCCATCAGAATTATTTACATGTAAGTCATTTATTGCATATAATACAAAAACAAATGAGTTGTATTATTATGAAACAACCGAGCAGTTTACAATTACAGGAACTACTTTACATGGATTTGATTCTAATACTTCATATTGCCAAAAGGTACGAAGAAAAACAAAACCTGTAACTGAATTTACTGTTGGTACTGTTGGTAGAGTTATCAAAGAGATGGATAAAATTAAAACAAAAAAGAATCTGTGTACAGGCAGATTTAATATAAATACT